AACACGGTATATATCCTAAAACCTATTTACGGAGGATTCCAAATGTCTACAAAATTAAAATTTAGAAAAATTAAACAACAAATTCTAGAATATCTAGAGACAGTAGAAGATGAAATTTCTCTAAAAGAAATCAGAGAAAACACACGCCAATACTGGAATAAAAATACAAGAAAATTCAAATCTAACAAACATATTGGAGGTGTTATTACTAACATAGCCCTAAATAATGGGTTTTCTAAATTTTATAAAAATACCAGAACCCCTGTAATTATAGAAATAAATAATAAAAAAATAGTTCACACTAAAACTCATAGGCTAGTCTATTTGAGGAGGAACATAGATGTTAGTGATTGATACAAGAGAAACTTCTATTTTGGCAGATTTGGTAATTAAAAAGGCAAATGCTCTAAATATACCAAATGAAAAAAGATGGATAGAGATTGGAGATTATGTGTATGATGATGTTTGTTTTGAAGCAAAATCCACAATAGATTTTCTAGGTTCTGTAATGTCTAAAAGATTATGGACTCAATTAGATAATATGGATAGGCACTACCAAACTAATGTTGTCATTATACATGGTGGTTTAGATGAGGCAATTTTA